TCAAAGTCATCAAAATATGGTGCTACATTGAGGTTCGTTTGCTGTGGCATAATTCTTTAGAACTGCAAAATAATTTTGATATCTTCTTTTTGGTTAGATGATCTGGTGATTGAGGGTCTGTTATCAACGTAAATAATATTTCCAGCATGTTTCTTAACCTCTGGACCCGCAACTCCACTTGTAAATGACTGACCAAGATAATATGTACGATTATTTATTACGGTTGTGATACCTGTAAAGTTTGAGTCAATTTCCAAAACAGATCCAGTTGAAGGTGTAATTTGAATATTTCCTCCAGTATCTGGGGAAGAACTAAATTCTGTTAGATTAAATCCATAAGTTGGGTTTGTAATTCCAACACCAGCATTTGTAAATCCATAATTTGTTTTGTCTTGCCAATATTTAAGAACACCTGTTGTTTGGTTATAACTAATAACTTTACCAACAGCAGTTGATCCTGTTGCAACAGTTTGAGTGACTGTTGAGTCTGCGTCAAAGATTGCAGAACTATATCCAATTCCAGTTAACTTAAGGGCACTAAGAACGCTTGCTTTATCTGAGGTTAAGACATTTCCAGTAGATACCTCTGGATTTTCAATAACACCTACTCTAGCAATTTGATTTCCCGTGATAAAATCAGGGTTTTCATTATCATTTTCAATTCTAGAGTATAACAGTACATTATATGCACCTAATTCTCTATAGATGTCTGCACCATGTCCACCTTGAGGAGACATAATAACATCAAATGTTGGAATAGTGGTTCCTGTAGGAACATTACCACCTACCAAATTTACACTTCCGTAACTATAATTCGATCCTTGATTTGAAATAGTAACTCCACTAACTTTAGCATCTGCTCCAACTGTTATGGTGCATTCTGCTCCTGTTCCATCACCTTCGATAGGAACTCTTGTATATGTTTCGTTAGCAGTTCCGATGCCAACTCCAGCACTAGTTACGGTTACAATTTTAATAGATCCATCTACAGCATTATCTCTTACTGGAGCATTATCACCACTTGTTCCCCAATTAGCAGGAACTGGCATAAAATCTGTAGACTCAAACTTTACGACTTCATTTGCTTTGATAGTATAGAGATACTTCCAGATATATCCATCTCCACTTGATCCTGCAGATCTTGGTTCCAAATCGGTAAATGTTGGTTCATCTAGAGATGGTCTTCCGTTAGGATTATCTGGATTAGTTCCATTTTGAAGACAAATATAAACTCTAAAATCACTATTCAACACATAATAGAATGCTGAATATAAATTAGTGGCACCGGATACGGATGCAGTGTTGGTAACGCTATAATCATGGCGATACATGTCATAGGTTGTACCTGATGTCCAAGTTCTCTTGGGAATGACTTGCCTAACATCAGATGAATTAATTTTTTTCACAGCGATCATTGTGTCCCAATAATCATTCTCCTCGGAAAAATTATCTTTTGGTGCAGGGGGAGATGAATCCCAATCACTTTGATAATCTGTTGGATTAGGTAATCCAATAAAAGAATAATATGCGTTGGAACTGGAACTAACTCCAGATACAAAATTTTTCGCATTCAAAATTCTAATTTGATCAGTTATAATTGCAGCCATTTTGTGCCAGTTTAACGGAGTTTTTTTTATTTATCAAACATTAAGTGATGTAGTTCTTGAATTTCAATGGAGCAGATCTTTCTACTCTTGTTGATGTAGTAATTCCAAGAATGCCATTTTCAGTATATGCAGTATAACTATTTAACCCTGCTCTTGAGGGAACTGTAATTTTACCCCAACTATAATCACCATATCCAGCAACAGTAGACACTGACTGTGTTCCAATACCACTAGTATCAAATACTGGTTGATTAACATCAACGAATACTCTTCTACAGACAGTTGTTCCAATTCCCACACCAGAATCATTCAAACGAATTGTTCTCCGAATGTTTATGGCCTGTGCAACAACATATACATTATCAACGAAAGATTTACCAACACCTACCGTATTATCAGCAGAATCAAGTGATATAATTGATGTTGTTGCAGATCCAACATTAGAATTAGAGACAATGAAATAATCTCCTGATTCTAATCCACTTAAAGTCACTGCTGTCCCAACTATAGATTCATCTCTTAATTTAGATGCAAATGGGATATGTAAGTCAAACACAAATTGTGTAGTAAGTCCACTAGTTGTAGTAGTTCCAAATCCAACAATTATTCCAGAGTCACCTGCATAATCTGCAGACGAGTTCTCTTCTTCACTATAACTTGGTTCACTTATAAGAACGACTGGTGGATTTGTGTTTGTATATCCAGTTCCAGCATTCGTAATTGTTATGGAAGAAATTGTTTCTCCTGCACCAATTACTGGATTCGCTGTTGCTGTTACAAATCCAACAGATGGAGATGCAACAGTAACTGTAGCAGTGCTGTATCCAACACCACCATCAGATAGAATAATAGATGAAATAATACCAGTATCACTCACAACAGCAGTTGCCGCTGCTCCAGAAGTCACTATCTGAGATGCAAACTTAAATTTATTCTGGAAAGCCAAAGAAGTATTATTTTCATTCCTTGCGTCAAAGAGTGGTCTTAATCTATCAACATAAATTGTTGTGGATCCAATACCAACTGACTTAGTGATATATGCATATGGATGAATTTGTGGTTCATAGAGTTCTCTATCTTTTCCTACACGTTTTTCATTAATAATTTTATCTTCAGTTTGTCTACACCATTTAACTCTTCTCGATAAGGTTTCATCTTCAGTGTTTCCTGGACCAAAATATGCGAAAGTTTGAACTTGGTCTGTGGAATCAATATTAGTTACTGTTCTTGCTTCTTCTTGGAGGTTAGAAGACTGTCCAGCAGCAGCATCATATCCGAGAGTTAATGTGTCACCTTTTTTAACAGTTTCAATAACTTCTCTAAAGATAACATCTTGGTCATCTCCACTTCCCTTATAGAAAAGAATTTTGCAACTATCTCCTGGTTTTGGTGGTTCGGTAAATTTAATTACACTACCACCTGGGAACTCATAACCTTTACCAGGTTCTTGGAGAATATCATTAATTGTTACAATAAGAACTTTTTCAACATCAACTTTAGAACCTCTTGGTGCCCTGATAGAAATCTGAGAACCTGCAAGAGTAAGATTAAATGCTCTAGTTGCTCCATCAAAAAGGACCGATGGATCATCAAGTGTTTGAAGAACACCAACACTCCATCCAGTAAACTCGTCAGAGAATACTTTTTGGACTGTAAGTTCAAAATTTCTAAAATCACTGGTTGTTCCTGTTGTAGGAATTCCAGTAAGACCACCGGTTGGAATAGTAAGAATTTCACCTTCCTTGTATCCGATACCTTTATTATTAATAGAGAAATCAATTATACTAGAACCATTACCAACAACAACATCAACAGTTCCATGTTGTCCAGAGTTTGCTGCGCCAACATAATTGAGTGGTATATTTGTATATGAAAGTGGATCGTCAACAAACAGAGACAGAGGTCTGCTTACCTTACCACATCTGTTATAGAAGTGAGGACATGTTGAAGTTCCAGTATTTACAACGAACTGGGTGGGAGAAAGAACTGCTATAACTGAGGAACCACCAGATGCAAAATCATTTCCACTAGCAGACTTGTTTTTCTTTCTAGGTGCATTGATAATTGCACCTTGTACTGTTCCACCAGTCTTATAGAATGTTGGAACCGTAGATGGACCAGTATTAACAACGAACTGAGTTGAACTCAGAACTTCAAGAACAGGAACTCCACAGAATGCTGGATCAGTTGTTCTGGGATAAATGTGCTCTGATGATCCATTATCAAGACCACAAGTCATTGCAATGCCTGTCAGGACAACACCTTTTCCTACCAACAAATTATGTGCTGTTGCAGTGGTAATCGTTGTAATACCACTTACTGTGCTGTAACCAACGTTAGATACATTAACAGGTGGTGCATAAGTACAGGTGAATGCTATACCCGATAATTGAATAGCCTCACCAGCAGTCAATCCATGATCAGTAGATGTAGTAACCGTTGTTATACCTGTAATTGAACTATATCCAACGTTAGTGATTGATTTTGTGGGATAGAACCTTGGAGTAGAATTATTTGTTACAGATATAGCAGTTGAAACGTGTCCATTGATAATAGTCGCAAATCCAACGTGGTATACTGAGGTTTCAACACCGACACTTGTGGAGGCAGCACTGACATTAACAAATCCAATTGGGGGATTAGATACAATAACGCGAGCTCTGGTTCCTGTAGGAATTCCTATAGCCAATGCATCATCTATATGGAATCTTGCAAAGGTTGATGCTGACGATACAATAGTTCCTGAAATATATTGATCAGCAACTCTTCCAAACTCAATTGTACAATTAGAACCACTATTCAACTGAGGAAGAAGATCAAGAACGCTTCCCGTATTGGGAATGAATATTTCTGTAGATCCAATTCCTACAAATTCAT